CAAGCGCACCATCATTCAATGAAATGCCACCAATAAGCGACTTTGATGCGGCTGGTAGATATGTGGGTACTCCGTTTGGCCAAGCAGGTGGAAATACCTTAAACATAACTGTAGATGTAGCACAAACTGGCGATAGGTTCGCTCAATTAGTAGCTGAAAGTATTCAAATTGCAACCAAGTCTGGTATCTCTTATGGGGTAGCAGGTGGTTTGTAATGGCAGTACCTGTAATAAATGCAATAATTAACTTTAGCACTGGGCCAAGTTTTGCTCAGGCGATGATATTAGATACAGGTATATTAGGCACAAATATTTTAGGAGATGCAGCGGCAATAGTTGTCGATGTGTCTAATCAAGTTAATCGTATTGAAACTAAGCGTGGCCGTAATGCTTTAATTGATGAATTTCAAACTGGTACACTTGCTTTGCGTATAGTAGATCAAAACGGCGATTTTAACCCTGAAAATCCATCAAGTCCATATTACACATTATTAACTCCTATGAAGAAAGTGCAGATTACAGCTACTTATGGTTCTACAACTTATCCTATATTCTCTGGGTTTATTACAAGCTACGTTACTACTTATCCTCTTCAAGCCGTAGATGCTTTTAGATTAGCCCAAAATGCTCAGATAAGCACAGTCACAGGTGCAAGCGCTGGCGATTTATCAGGTACTAGAGTTAATGAAATTTTAGATCAAATTAATTGGCCACTAACCATGCGTGATGTTGATGCAGGTTTAACCACATTACAAGCAGACCCAGGCACTAATCGAACTGCTTTAGCTGCATTAACTACAGTTACGCAAAGTGAGTACGGCGCATTTTATGTAGATGCTAGCGGATCGTTTGTATTTCAAGATAGAGCAGTTACAGCTGGTTCTATTGGTGGCACACCCACAGTGTTTGCAGATAATGGCACAGGCATAAATTATGCCGATGTAGCCTGGATATTAAATGATGTTTTAGTATTTAATAAAGCCACAATAACTAGAGCAGGTGGCACAGCCCAGGTAGCCTTAAACCAAGCAAGCATAGATAAATACTTTTTACACTCATATTTCCTAGATGGTCTACTTATGCAAACCGATGCAGTAGCCCTCGATTATGCCCAGGCTTATGTGGCCAGTAGAGCTGAGACATCTATTCGATGCGATGCCATAGTTTTAGACCTATACACGCCTAACTACAATTCAGGCATTATCGCAGCCTTAGACCTAGATTTCTTTGATCCAATTACAGTTAAGACCACCCAGCCAGGTGGATCAGTCCTAGAAAAGACTTTACAGATTTTTGGCGTATCGATGGCAATAACGCCGAATAGTTGGAAAACCACATTCACGACACTAGAGCCCGTTATAGACGCATTTATCCTAGATAATAGCATTTATGGCACTTTGGGCTATAATGTCCTAAGTTACTAAGGAGTAAAGATGGCAGCTGGTTTAGGGTTTAAGGATTTTGTTACAGGCGAGGTATTAACTGCCGCCGATGTAGATGGTTATTTAATGCAGGGTATATGGGTTTTTGCCAATGCTACTGCTAGAGATGCAGCTGTAACTTCTCCACAAGAAGGTAACTTTGCTTATCTAAAAGATACAAATACAACTACATATTACACTGGATCAGCCTGGACTAACTTAGATACAACAGGCATGGTAAATCCAATGACAACTACTGGCGATACCATTTACTCATCAAGTGGATCAACACCAGCAAGACTCGGCATAGGTAGCACTGGAGACGTTTTAACTGTAGCTGGTGGTGTGCCAACCTGGGCAGCTCCCGCTGGTGGCGGTACAAATTGGACTTTATTAAATTCAGGTGGAACTTCGTTATCTGGTTCAACCACAACAATTTCTGGTATCAGTGCAAAAGATAAAATTTTAATATTGGTAACTAATGCATCAACTGGATCGGCCTATAGTCTTGGAATTAGACTTAACACAGATACTGGTAGTAATTATTACAATTACGGCGTTGTTTGGGGTAGAAGCAACAATAATGGTCTGGCTCAAACGCCGAATGATTTTGTGCCATTAGCTTATGTTGCAAGTGGCTCGGAAAATGGTTTTGGTTATTTATTATTAACAGGTGCTAATGCTTCTGGAGTTAAAACTTACCAGTCACTTGGTGGTGCAACTGATAATGCTTCTGCTGCTGGTTATGGTTGGGGCGGTTATTATGATTCATCAAGCACAATAAGTTCAATTTCAGTTTATGCAAATACTAGTAGTTTTGATAATGGCACAGTTCGTGTTTATACAAGCGCATAAGGAGTAATAATGAAAATAATTGAGAAAGAATTTAATGTTGCCACAGGTGAAGAAACAATAACAGAACGTGATGAAACTGCTGCTGAAAAAAAAGCAAGAGAAGCATTTGAAAAAGAAATGAATGCACGTAAAGCTGAAATTGAGGCAAAAGAAGTAGCACGCCAAGCTATTGCAGAACGTCTTGGCTTAACTGCGGATGAACTTAAATTACTACTTGGCTAATGAAGCCTAAACTATGCGCAGCTGGTGTGCAGTTAAGAGATCAGATTGATACCTGGTATCCAGATCGCAGGACTACCAGTGATGGGTGGATTGGTGATGCTCGTCATTCCGCCACAAGATCGGATCATAATCCAGACGAATCTGGGATCGTCCGAGCCATTGATATTGATTCTCGCCTGGATTCATCCGAGCAACTCTCGATATATCTGGCTGACCAGATCAGGGTATGTGCAAAAACCGATAAGCGTATATCTTACGTAATACATAATGGCTTTATTGCATCAAGAAGATTCGGATTTAAGTGGCGTAGATATCGTGGCATAAATCCACATAAGCGACACATCCATATTAGCTTTACCAAAGCAGGAGACAAAGACGGCAAACCATTCGATATACCACTACTAGGGGGAAAAATATGAAAATAACCAAAAAGCAAAAAGCCATACTAAAATCTTACGCACGTGGGGTATTGGTATCGTTCTTAACATTTTTAGCAAGCAATGAATTAGGTTTAGACCCAGCACTGTCTGTAGTAGTTGCAGCATTGGCTGGCCCAGCAGCTAGGGCTTTAGACAAATCCGATAATGCTTACGGCATCGGTGCAGATGCGAAATGACAGCGGGAGATTGGGCTGGCTTTGGCGCTGGCGTTATCGCCGTGCTGTCAGGCGGTCTCATAGGGCTTCGCTTCTTAGTTAAAGGCTGGCTAAATGAACTTCGCCCGAATAGTGGCAGTTCAATAAAAGATGCTATTGATAGAATTGATGAAAGAAGTTCTAGGCTAGAACAGCGTGTTGATGAACTGTTCATTATCATAAGTAAGTCATAATTTTAATATGGCAACTACACGTAAACGCAAGAAGATTAATAGGCGCAGGGTGCGTAAGACACCAGAGCCATTAACTAAGCTTGAAGTTTTCTATATTGCTAAACATGAAATGTATAGAGCTGCACGTAAGGCTGGATTTACTGAGTCAGTCGCTCTCTATTTAATGGATAGCCCATCTTCCATGCCCGACTGGGTAGTGGGAGAAGGCGGCATTATCCCAACTATCCCTACTCCAGATGAGGATGACGATTAAGCGCATAGCGTTTGTGTCTGACCTGCAAGTACCTTTTTTTAATGAGAAGTCCGTTAAATCCGTTGGCCGTTTTCTGGCTAAATGGAATCCGCATAGAACCATATGCATTGGCGATGAAATTGATCTACCACAGCTAGGCGGTTTTAATGCTGGCACTATCGATGAGATGGTAGGCAACATAAATGACGATAGAAAACAAACACAAGAAGTATTAACTTACCTAGGTGTAACCGATGTACTGGGTAGTAATCATGGAATCAGACTTTATCGATCAATTAAAAAGAGATTGCCAAGCTTCTTAAATTTGCCAGAGATGCAGTACGAACGATTTATGGGTTACGATAAACTTGGCATAAAGTTCAGCCCATATGGTATTGATTGGGCGCCAGGCTGGACAGCCGTGCATGGTGATGCCTTCCCGCTTTCACAAATTCCAGGACAAACGGCCTTAAACGGGGCTAGAAGGCTTGGTAAAAGCGTGGTGTGTGGGCATACCCATAGACTAGGCCAAGCGGCCTTTACAGAGGCTTCTAGAGGCCAATTAGGGCGTACTGTATGGGGTTATGAGGTCGGAAATCTTGTCGATTTGAGCAGTTCAGGCATGGCGTACACTAGGGGCTATGCTAACTGGCAACAAGGCTTTGCCGTAGCCTACGTGCATGAGCGTAAAGTCCAGGTAATAACTGTGCCTATTAACGCCGATGGCAGTTTTATATTTGAGGGCAAACTCTACAAATAACGTTATCAAATCGTTATCAAAAATAACCCCTAAATCATCCACAAAGTCATACACAGATGTCACACTATTTCCATGCCACAAATTGTGAGCATAGAAGGTAGGGCTACATGAATCTATACGAAGTTCGTATATTTAAGAATAATAAATGGAATGAGATTCGCACATACGGATCTATGGCTCAGGCAAAATCATTCGCTGAACTATTAGATACTAACTGGGATATCAAAGAAATTACATTAAAAGAGGCCAACTCATGAGCTTCGAAAATGCAGTGTTTC